CGATAATTCATCCCGTTGATCTCCCGCAAAGCGCCATACTCGGTCCGACAGAATGAGCCCGTCTTTTTCTTCGCGATTAACAACGTAACGAAAAACGTTTTGATTTACGCGATCAAAAGCGATGCCCGCGATAGCCGCCTTCCCCAACGTCTCCTCCATTGCGGATTTGATTCTTTCCGTGGTGAATTCCGTCGCATCCGTTATCGTCTTGTCTAACGCATCCATTCCGTTTTTACGGACGGCTTTTTCAATCGTATCTAGCTCGCGGAGCAACCGGTTTAAACGCTGCCTTTTAATAATTCCGTCGTTTCCGCTGAAGTCGGCAAGTAGATCCGATATTTCAAGACGAACACGGTCGATTTCTGTGATCGCGAGTTGCTGCTGCTTTGCATTGAATTTTAAATACTCATTCGCCAGCTCATCGAGCAAACGATTCAGTTTTTCCTGGTTCGTCATCGCAAGTCAGCCCGCCCTGCGTGCGACTGCCCGGCGCCTCTTCTTGCCCGCAACGTTTTACGATAGTTTCTGCGCGCGTTCAAGGCCAGCCGCATGTAATTGTTATACAGACGAGACTTGTCGACCATCTCATCGCCGTCTTTGTATACGAAATATTGGGCGGCCCTTGTTGCGAGCGTCTCGTATGCGACCGCTAACGCCATATAAAGAAGAGCCGTATCGTCTTCCCCTTCTTTCAGACCGCTTTCGTCCTCTGCTTCGGCAGTCCATGCGGCGATATCGTCCGCTGTGACGCCGTCAACCCCTTCTAAACGCGTTCGTAGTCGATCCTCTACCGCCACATGACACACCTCCGTTATTTTTTCGTTTTCGGCTTTGCTGCCGGCTTATCCACGCGTTGAATGAACGGCGCCGCCTTATCGAGTGCCGCAATTTCCTTCTCAACATTCGTGTTATAAACGCCGTATCCGTTAAACACGATATATAGGCCGTCTCTGTTAAACTCGTAGTTTGGTAGCGTCTTATATTTCGCCATCAGGACATCAGCCCCGCTGTTTTAAGTTTCGCAAGCAATGCGTTAAAATCGGCCTTCAAACCGTCGACATCTGCTGCGGAGCTGTTCGCCTGCGCAGCCGCCTTTGTTGCGGTCAGTTTTCCGTCTAAGGCCGATTTAACATCGTCGCCTAGCTTCGTCATAGTCACCGCTTTAGCGCCAAGGTTACTTTCCTGAACGCTTCCCGTTCCGATGTTCCGGTTTTGTACGGAGCCGTCACCGATATTGCGGTTGAGAACCGAATTGTCAGCGAGTTTTTCATTCGTAATTGATTTGTCGGGAATTTCTGCGCTACCTTCGGATTGTAATAGGCTTTGAATGATTTCTCCGAGTTTTAAATCGTTTGCAGCCGGTGAGATCATGTTCAATCGTTGTACATCTTCTTTACTTAAAGCCATTTAAGGCCTCACCCCTTTCAAAATAAAAAGAGGCCCCGAAAGGCCTCGTTAATTAGGAAACTGTTTTAGAGATTCCAGAAAGAATTGCGACTGATTCTTTTGCGTTTTTGATTTCGAAACCAAGTTCGCCACGGATCACACGCGCGAAGTAGTCAGCGCCTGGATCTGTAGCATCTTGGTCGTAAATTGTGTCAATATAGCGAGCTTTGATGTTATCGAGGTTAAGCAATACCGCACGATCTTTCGGCATGTTTTGATCGACAACAACTTGAGAAACTGCGCCTCCAGGAAGGTCACTCATGAAGGACATAATCTGATAGCCGACTTGACCTTCTCCGCGAGTCGTACGGATAGTGTCACCTGCAAGTTTAGTAATTTGACGAGAGACGTTCGGAGCACATAGGATCGTGTTTACGCGTCCGCCACGTTTAAAAGTCTCTTCGATAGCATCGTTCAAACCCTTAGCAGTAATTTCTTTACCTCCGAAGTCTGTTGACGCGGAGCCTTGCTCTTGAGCAAAAGCGAATAAACCGCCTGAAGTACGTGGCTGCTGATCAGATCCTTGGTATTTCCGACCGTAAATAAGAGCGTTATTGATTTCGCGAACCATTTCTTGCAGGCGCAAGTTAACCTGGTAATCAAGCTCGTCAGAAACCCCGTAGGTGTTTACTCGTTGTTGCGTACGAGAAACAGAAGCATAACGCGTGAAAATTTGAGAGTAGTTGAACGATACAATACGGTCATTGATTTCGTTCTTTCTAAGCACGGACTCGCCTTCGGGGCGCGGTCGAGAAATAACCTTCAGATCGGCGCCTGCTTCGATAGCTTCCGGAGTGGTTGCGTCGTATCCACGCTGAACCGTAATTTTTTCGGCTGCTTCATCGACTTTAGTTACGCGGATTACTTCTAGGCCGTTTTGAACGAGCGCGTTTTCAGTAAATTTGCGTGCCTCTCCTTCACCTAATTCGATCTCCGTTGCGTCCGCTGCGGCAGCAGTTTTTACAACGGCAGTATCGCTGTTTAGGTAATCGTTCTGCCATTCGAACTTAGTTTGTGTTAAGGCATCTCCCGTTCCGATCAGACCGAAAAGAACCGGTGCCTTTGTAAGAATTAAATCTACGTTCGCCTGCATGTCGCGAACTTGTTGCTGGAAATCATACGATTGTGCAACTGCCATGTGTAAATCCCCCTAATAATTTTTTGTAATTAAAAAAGCCGCCATAAGGCGACTGAATTACCGTTTGTTTTTTAACTCCCGAAGTTCGTTGTACAGCTTCGTGACTTTTCCGAGATAACGCGGATTCTTTAGCGCTAATTTTTTCGTTTCTTCCAGCTCGTTCTCTTTCGCGACAATCTCCGTTTGGGTGTTGTTTTTGGCCGGGTTGCTTCCGCCAGATGCGTCGGCTCCGATCGGTTGTTTAAACATCCACGGGCTTGATTCCTTAAACGCTGCGACCACTTCTTCGGCACCAATTACGTTTCCATCTTCGTCAATTTGTACCGCAGACTTATCGAGTAGTGCGAGTACTTGATTCGGATCATTTGCGTTAAGAGATCGAGCGATTGCGCGAAGCTCCGTATTGATAATCCGCTGATTTGCCGATTCCTGCGCTTTCTTAGCTGCCTCCGCTGCTTCTTCCGCTTTCTTGGCCGCCTCTTCTTTCTCGGCCCGCAGACGCTCAGCTTCGGACATCTCGGCTTTTTTACGTTCCTCTTCAGCCTTTTCTAACTCTTCGAGGCGTTTCGCTTTTTCTTCGAGTTCCGCCTGCTTCTTTTTCTCGCGTTCAAGGCGCTTGTTAAGAATTTCGTCAAGCTCCGCCTGTGTGAACGTCTTTTCCGTACCCTGTGATTGCTCTGTCGGTGTTGGTTCCGGCTCCCCAGCCGTAGATTGAGCATTAGGATCTTCCGGTTCAGGTTGTTCCGCGAAAAATTGTAGATTTAAAGGCAAAAATTTCGTCATATCGTACCTCACCGTTTAAAGCCCGTCGGCTGTAGATTACGAATAACAACAACCGGCAGTTTATCGACGATACCGTAGGTCAAGCGTTGCTATTCGCTCGTTTCGTTATAAGGATCTTGGACCTGTCTTTTCAGGTTCCGTTCCTGTAAAATCTCCATAAATTTGACTTCCGGGTTCTCCTTACCGCTTCGAATGATTGCGCCCTTAATCGACTCCATTTCATGAGCGATTTCTTCGCCTAGCTGCTCGACAAGAGCTTTTTGATCTTCCGGAAGTGGAAGGCCGAATATAATCTTGCTTCCGTAATTGTCGTCTACTTGCGCAAGCCATTCTTTATCGTATTTAAAGCGAGGGTGGTCTTGGCGCGCTTTCATATAACGCAGAATGTATTCATTCAATGTTTGGAGACGCGACTGCCAAACGATCCATGCTCGTTGTGTTTTCGATATGATCGAGCTGTAAAGCAATTTGAGTGCCATCTCATTAATACCTCCGGTGTTCATATCCGCGGTATTGACCATCGGCACCTCACTGATTTCATGAAGTCGTTTTTGTAGACGGTCAAGATACGCCTCAATCGCTTCTTTGAATTTAAAGCCGCTTTCCAACTTCGTCGCTTCCGGCTTTCCGGTATCTTTGTCGGACTCGCCGAGATCCCAAATAGCGCTAGGAGATACACGAAATGGCTTTTTCGGATCGTACTCGACGTTCGTCAGTAGTGTAATCGCGAACATCTCGAAGCGCAGTGCGTCAGAGTAGTCCGATAGCTTGCGATCAATTTCGTCTG